TGTTGCATGATCAATCAGATCATGACGAAGTTGGTGGCGTATGTCATCAACGTCATGACTCCTCCATTGATCGTGCAACAGCATTGCGGCATCACAAGGGAGATGATAGAGAGTTCTCTCACCAAGGCTGGGCGATTGATCCTCATGCCTTCTACGCCTAATGCTCGCATCGAGTTCATGGCGATACCTAACCTTCCAGGGACGTTCTTTCAGGTATTAGATCTGATCGTCCGGTTCTTTGATCGGGTGTATCAGATAGAAGACGCAGACAGGGGCGTGGTGCCGTCTGGCGTGATCGCGGCCAGTGCTATTGTGGCGCTCCAAGAGAGGAACCAAGTCTTGATGCAGGCAAAGACGTCGTCCATAGACCATATCGCCGAACAGAGGAGTCGATGGGCCATCGGTCTCTGGCAAAATTGGGGCACTGAGTTGGAGTCTGTGGACATAAATGGAGAGAAGACGGAGTTCAGAGCGGTGAACTACGTTGGACGAAAGTTCAATTACGTCGTGGAATCCGGGTCTACCGCACCTAGGACGAGTCTCCAGTTACAGGAGATGGCCAAATGGTTATATGAAGTCAAGGCCATCGGCCAGAAAGGGTTGTTAGAGGCGGTTAATTGGCCTAATTGGAAAGAGGAGATTGAAAGGACCGCTGAGAGTCAGTTGGATCAGGCATTCCAGATCCTCATAGACGCCGGATTACCGGAAGAAGCGGCCATTGCACTTAAAAAGAATTTGATGGAGACCCAGTTCCAGGCGGAAGGACCTAAGACCGCAGCAGAAGGGTATCAACCAGTTCAACCTAAATCCCTAGTTCCTCCATCTTCGCCTGTTCAGTCTGGATCCTAGGGATTCTAAAGAGCGCGTAACGTTTTTGTGTACACAGGGAGTCGGTTATGGTAATATGAAATCATAGGAGGGAATTATGAACCAACCCAGTTTACCCGCGAATCAAGCAATGACCGACGGAATGAGAGAAGCACTCAACAAGAGCGTCTCCACTGATTCTATGAAGAAGGTCGCGGACATGATGACTAAGACGGCTAAGATGCTGGCTATGGGTCACATGGATCCCGCCTATATGGCTGAAACTATGGAGATGATGCAGAAACTTATGCCTGCGGGCGAAGGTCCGGTTGAAAGTCCACCTCCGATGGGAGTGTATCCAGGTGAGGGTATGTGATATGCCGATATACGAGTATAAGTGCAAGAAATGTAGGAAGACCACAGAAGTGATGCGCAGTGTCACTGAATTTGTTCGGAGCATCAAGTGCTCATGCGGAAAACCCGCGAAGTTGGTGATTCCAAAGAACGGTGCGATCTTGACGGATGGGGATGTGAAATGGATGGACTCGGCGAAGGATAACCTTCCGAAAGACGCCCAAAACATCCGGACCCGTGGAGAACATCGTCGATATTTAAGGGATCATAATTTGGCGTGTATAGGTTAAAGTTACCATGAACGATCGGACAACCTGATTTATCGGCCCGTAAGGGACAACCGAAATCTGATCAGGCCGAGAAGGAGAATGGTATGGTAGAGGTAGCAAAAGTGGCGGACGTAGTGGATCCATCTGTCGGAGCAGACGGGTTTATTCCTGGGACGACGTTCAAGACCCCGGAAGATTTGGCTAAAGGTTATGTGGAACTGAAGGGACTCCATGATCGTCAAGCCAACGAACTCGGAACTGTCCGAAAGGAACACGAGGGACTCAAGAGCCAAGCCGAAGTGTTGGCTAACGTGCTCAAAGAGAATCTCACTAGGGGTCAGGTTGCAACACCAGGCTCCAATGCTCCGGTAAAAGTCGATTACACCGCAGAACTTTCGGTGGTGGAGAAACAGATCCAAGAATTAGATCCTTTGGCGCCAGATTATCAGAGATCGTTGTCGTCATTGGTGTCTAAGTCTAATCGACTTACGGCCATGGACCAGCATGAAAAGACTCTGTCCGCTGCTGGGGATATGTTGAAAAAGGAACTGAGTGAACGTGACATTAAATCGGCGCATGAGAGTTTCAGAAAGGCGAATCCGACATTTGATTTACCTGAGACGCAGGCAAGGATCAGAGAAATCATCGCAAAAGATCCAACTGGGATGTCGGATCCGTTATCGGCTTTTCGTGAGATTCAGCGAGATGATGTTATGGCTGAGGCTCAGAAGTTGAAGGATGAGAATGCAGAGTACAAGAGGTTGATAGACCTCAACAAGGGCAAAGACGAGGCTGGAAAAGTGGTGGTTAAGACTTCAACCACTGCTGCGACCCCAGTCAAAACAACTAAAGTGACGGGTAAGGACCTAGATGCGGGAATGATGGCCGCTTTACAGGGTCAGGCGCAAAAATAATCCTTCTCGTCGGAGATAGGAGAGAAGAAAATGACTTTACTCAATCAGCTCAATGCCACCACGGAGTATTACTGGCTCAATACAGAACCCATCGATATCCTCAACAAGGCGTCAGCGCTTCTGTGGAAACTGATGGGCAACGCCCTCGTTCGCGATAACTGGCAGGTGAAACCTCATGAGACCGTCGACGGCGGTCGCATGATCAAGGTTCCTCTGGAGTATCAGAACAGCAACTCTGGCGGATACGGTGCAACGACCGTTATCAATCAGAGCAAGAAGGACCTCGTCGATGCGGCACGGTTTGGATGGGCGGGTATCTACGGTTCAAACACACTGAACCTCGACGACCTCACTGAAAACACTGGGTCCGAGGCGATCATCGATCTGACGAAGATCTACATGCAGTCCATTATCAAGGCGGCCCGAGTCCAGATGGCCACGGATATTCTCACTTATGCGGCAGATTCGACCCGCATCAATGGATTTGACGATCTGTTCAACATGTCGACTGGCGCTCTTGGTGCCACTAGTGTCCATTATGGATCCATCACCGAAGCGCAGATGGCAAATTGGAAAGCCAACGTGATCGAGACGGCCGAGGCGATTTCGTTCGAGGTCCTCCAGAAAGTGTTCCGTACACCGGATATGGGCGACTTCCAAGGCATGTTGCCAGACTTCATCGTCACTACGCCTCTGCTCCGTGACGGATATGAAAGGTCTCTCCATCCGCAACAGAGGTACACTGATACGTCAATGGTGTCTGCCGGTTGGCAGAATATCACGCACAAGGGTGCGCCGATCGTCGGTGACGCAGTCGCAACGGGTCGTTTGTACGCGTTGAACACCAATTTCCTCCATCTCCGGTCCCACAAGGATTACAACTTCACCACTCCAGTCTGGATGGCGAAAACGGTCCTCGGTCAACCGGACGTCATTACCGCAGACACGAGATGGAGAGGGAACCTCTTCTGTTCCAATCGTAAGATGCAGGTCCTTCATACGGCGTTAACTGAACCAGTCTAAGATTCATAAACCCTTAATTCTCGGGGGACGTAGTTTGAGGTCCCCCAATAAGGAGACCAATCATGACAGAACGAGTTCTTACGGTAGGTGGAGCGAGAGCTTCACGACCAATCTCGGGTTTTCTTCAGGTATCTGATTATCAGGGACCTAAAGCCGGTACCTACTACGTTGATCTTAACGTTGCAGCGACTGGTGCAGGATCTCCGGATCATCCATTTGCGACGTTAGCGGAAGCCATTACCGCAAGTAATGCCAGTATCGGTCTTTCAGCGAACAGATGGTGGGCACGACGCAACCGGATTTTCGTTTGTGGTGACGGGATCACGGAATCCCTAACCGTCCTTCCGGAAAAGTGTGACATCATCGGTTGCGGCTCAGATCTGTACCCGTTTCCGCGTATCATCGGTGTACATGTAATCACCGCAACGCGACCCACTGCGGGCCAAGCTTCGGCTTGTAGAGTTATTAACATGGGGTTCCAGGCTACTGGGACTGCTGAAGTCTTTAAGGTGCCGGCAGGTTGTCATGGTCTCCAGTTCTTGGATTCAGTATTCACTGCGTCTGCTGCGGGTAATACTAAGGCGTTAGCACTAACCGATTGTGCTCACGTCTTGATCGATGGATGCAGAGTCCTTTCGTCTGCAGGAGCATTGACTACGTCGGTATTCGGTCTTGGAATCAGCATTGAAGGGACAGCATCTATTCATGACCTTCAGATCAGTAACAATAAGATCTTTGCGACGGCGGGCATTGCGATAGCTGCTGGTACTCTTCAGGGAAGTTTTGTCAATGACAACTACATCAGAACACTCGGTGCCGGTAAAGCATGCGTTGACAGCTCAAATGATGTGGCATTTGTTAATAACCGTATCATAACTGCTATTGCGGATTTGGTAGTGGCCAATTCTTGTACCTGGAATGAGGCTCTGGCAGTTGGAAATATAATTACCACTGCAACAGCCCGTAACGGCGAAATCCCGATTAAGGTTGTTATGACCACATAACCTAACCCCTTTACTAGTGGAGGCGGTCACCTCGACACCTCCATAATAGGAGTATAAAATGAAAAGACTTCTTGCGTTGGTGACCAGTGGAACAGTCAGTTACGTCCCTGCGCCCTCTAGAGGATGCGTATCTGGTGTAAAAGCCGTTTGGCAGACCGCCGCAGTTACGGCAAATGACACGGTAATTGTGTCTAGAGCCGCAACGGCGGTTAACACTGTTACAGCGGCCAGTGGAGACGGTTTGGTAGTCGAGACAGGGGTTCCGGATACGACTAATAAGGGTCTGGTATTCGATCCGGCGTCTACTACTGCCACTGAACAGGTTCTTAAGGTGACAGTGTCCGCAGGTGGGGCCTGTCTTGTCCTCATTGAGTTTGACGAGTATGCATACGTAACTCAGACTCCTCTAGAGGCGTAACAGAGAACTAGGATCGGAGGATAATTTCATGATTAAACTTCTTGTATTGATGGCGTCTGATGAAACGATCTACGTTCCTGCTCCGTGTAGGGGTGTGGTAGTCGGACTTAAGGCCGTTTATCAGACTAATGCAGTGGAACCGGCGGATACGATTATCGCAAAACGGGATACCACTGCGGTAAATACAATCACCGCGGTTACCACCGCCGGTCTTGTAGTTGAGACAGGTGTTCCTGATGCGACGAATAAAGACCTAGTGTTTGACCCCGCATCAACCACTGCAACTTCACAGGTTATTCTTCTTGTGGCCAATGGAACAGCTGGTAACGTTCTTGTGGAGATTGAATTCGACGAATATGCACATGTCGCGCAGGCTCCTTTGGAGGCGTAATAGGTAACCCTCGTATAACCCTAACTCTCCCGGTCCATGAGACCGGGAGAATTTTAGAGGACCTGTTATGAGCACTCTCAACGAGATCGTTGCGGCTATTCAAGAGAGTTTGCAGGACGATGCGTATCCTTCCGAGGTCTTGATTCCCAAAATAAATCTCAGTCTTCTAGGGATTGCAGCAGGAATTCGTCTTCCAACGGGCGAAATCTCTCCTCCACTTCCAGATCTGTTTACCTATGGAACAGTTAATACGTCTATCACTCTTCCATACGTGAGTCTTCCAACTAATTATCAACGACAACTTATCACTGTTTACGACAGTCTCAACGTAAAAATCAATCCGCCCAGAGGCGGTGATTATAGATCTTTTACGAAATTCCTTCGTCAGATCAACACGATGGATATGACCGAATCTGGCGAAATTTATGTCGTCTGTGTCAAAGGGACAAAGATTTATTATCAAGGTATTCCGACTGCGAGTACGACATTAGGTCTGCACTATTACAAAAAACCTGCGACTATGTCTCTGGATGGGGACGTGCCGGAGGAGTTACCAGATCACTTGCAGTTGGATCTCCTGAAACACCACGTCTGTATGAAGAGCTTTGCGGATATAGAGAGCGGTCAATATAATAAAGGGATTGGGGTGACTCAACATGCAACCCAATTCTACTCCGCTTTGACTCAGTTGATAGATTTTATTGGCGTAGACAGTGGACCCGCCTATTATGGGTCCGATGAAAGCGAAGATGCAGGCGCATGTGACGGATAGGTCACACTGGTAGGAGATCGACTATCTCGGTTCTCCTCCTTGCGAATATAGATCTTTTACCAGTGTGTCTTATTATGAGAGGTCGTGATGGGCGAGTCGATCGACATACAAGGTTTTTATGGGATGAACGACGTCAACATGTCAGACCGTGGACCTTCTAGGTCTGGGTTCATAGCGCCTATTGCCGTCCTCAACGCGGACGTAGATGGTCAAGGGGCGCTCCGAAAGAGGATTGGGAAGACTCTGACTGTCACTTTATCTGGCAGTCACAGTCTATGGGCTGGGATTTCGTGCATGTTGTGTTCGGCCAGCGGCCACTTATATCGCCTCAATGGTTCTGCTGTGATTGACTTAGGGTCTATTACTGGACCGGAGAGTCCTCTGAGTTACGAAGAAGTGGACGGTCTTGTTTATATCTCCAACAAATATTGGAATAAGAAACTTGATCCAAAAACCAATACGTTATCTCAGTGGGGTCTCACAAATCCAAATGGACCTGCTTTACTCTCGTCTTCGACCGGGAGTCTTCCAATCGGGACTTATAACGTATGTCTGACCAATGTGTCTGGTTCAGATATATCAGGAAATAGCCCGATCTCTTCGATCACACTGACATCTGTGGGCGGAGTCCAGATCTTAAACAGATCCATAGGATCTGTGATCTGGTGCACGGATCAGAATGAGGGGATCTTTTATCGCATCGGCGAAGTGGATCTGATCACAGATGTTATGACGGTGGAACCTCTTCCCACTTTCATGTGTAGTTCCCCACCTCTTTTGTCTAATTTATGCCATGCATTCGGTCTTATGTGGGGTTCTCTGGGCAATGACGTGTATTATAGTCAACCGTTTCGACCGTCTCTGTTCAGGTTATCTCTCAATAAGTTCCCGTTTAATTCTGAGATCACGCTCATTGCCAGAGTCCCTACAGGGTTGTTTATAGGTACGATAGAAGAGACTTTTTTCCTCGAAGGAACTGAACCTGAGAAGATGCAACAGAAGTCTGTCGGGGTTGGAGCGGTTCGAAATTCCTTGACTTATTGTAATAACGTTCCGGCTTTAGGCGACGTGTTACAGACCAGCGAAAAAGGTTATCAAGACGTTCCGATGTGGAGGTCCCATGACGGAATCGTCATAGGAAACGCTGCGGGAAAGTTGTATAATCTCACCAAAAATAAAGTGAAATTGGATGTTCCGACGACTGGGGCCTCAGTTTATCGATTCGTGGATGGAACATTTCAGTTTTTGACGAGTTCACCGATTGGACGAAGTGGAAGTTCTATAGGCGGACTGAATGCGGAGACATTGGCTCTGTTTGAGAGTGGCAAAGTTTCTCAATCAGAATTCACGCATAAGGGTCAAGGTTCTACGGCCCTGTGCACGGACACGGTCACCTGCGAAGTTCGCAGAGGTGGCGTACTGATTTAGGAGGATTGAAAATGAAGAACACCATCGGAGTCGCGCTGGGGCCGATCAGAGACGATGCGAAGGCAAGATATGCCATTCAGCATCATCAAGAGTCGGGCTTACAGTTCCATGGTCATGTGATCTGTGACCATTTCAGAAATGGCCAGTTGATCCATACGCAAGAGGGGTCTAATATCTTTACCACAGAGGGAATGGCGCGGATCCTGAACGTCTGTTTCCGGGCTCAAACCACAGATGCAGCCATCTACGTAGGTATTTTCAAGGGTAATGTCACTCCAGCCCTCG